ACTGGCGGACGCACAACAGAGTTGTGGGCATTGTCGCCTGATAAGGTTGCCCCGATTGTTTCGGGCGCGTGGGTGGCAAGGTATGCGTTAAAGAAGCGAGATGGGTCTAAAGCTGAACCTCTCGATGCTAAAGATGTGATTCACTTCAAAACTTCCAACCCTGCAAACCCAGTGGTCGGCATCGGCGCATTACAGGCAGCCGCAAAGCCAGTTGATACCGATGTGGAGCAACAAACATTCAACAAGATTGCCATGAAGAATCGTGGTATCATGGACGGGGTGTTTGTGTTTAAGGATATTGCAGTGAGCCAATGGGACACAGTGCGCGAGAAAGTGCGCGAGATGTTTACAGGTACTGCAAACGCTAGGAGCGCAGGCGTTCTAGGAAATGGGGCTGAATACATCAAAACAGGCATGACCCCTGCGGAAATGGATTTCATAGAATCACGAAAATTTAACCGCGACGAAATTCTTCTTATTTTTGGTGTGCCACCCCAGTTGGTCGGGGTGACTGACGCAAGCACATTCAACAACCTTAAAGTTTCACGGCGTATTTTTTGGGAAGAAACAGTTATCCCGTTGCTGAATAAATTCCGTGATGCCTTTGAGCATTCACTTCAAGATGAACTGAAAGATGGGGAGCATATCGTTTATGACTTATCCAACGTTCCTGCGATGCAAGAATCACTTGCTGAAAAAATGGGTGTATCTCAAAAGCTTTGGAACGCAGGCGTTCCTTTTGCAGTTATTAACAAACGCCTTGAACTGGGGCTTGATGACTTCGACGGCGCAGAATTATCATGGGGTGGAAAGCAACAACCTACACAACCAACACCGACATCAAGCAAGCGTAAGGAAACGCGAAGCAAAGCAAGCCAAAAGAAATTTGAGGCAACACGCGCTGCGCATGAAGCAATCGCGGAGAAGAAGATAAGCGAGCTTTTCGCAGAGCAGCGTAAGCAGGTTGTGTCGGCGATTGAGGCAGGCGATGACCACGAGGCGGTTATTAAGAACCAACGGCAAGACTGGATTGATACGCTGAAAGAATTGCAAGTTGAAGCTGCAAAGGAGGTTGCCATTGAATCCTGATGAGATTGCAGCCATTGTTGCCACGCTTGATAAAATGGTATCTGAAAACATCGCGGCAGACGTTGTGGCTATTGAAGAAACAACGCGCTCATCCATTCAGGAACAAATATCGAACGGCTTACGCGCCAATATGACAGCGAACCAAATCGCACAGGCGGTGGATGATATTTTTGGTGGGTTCACTTCGGAAAGGTCTTTGACCATTGCGCGCACGGAGATTGGTACGGCATCAAGCATGGGACAGTTCGCCGCAGCAGCAACGGCAGGGATGAAGTTCAAGGTTTGGCACACGTCTTTAGATGAAAATGTGCGACACGCTCATGAACACATGAACGGCGAAAAAGTGGCGTTGTTTGAAAAGTTTTCAAACGGTGGGTTGTTTCCACTTGATTCAAACCTATCAGCAGGCGAACGCATAAATTGCAGATGCTCGATGACATTCGAGATGGAGTAACAGATGAAGAATAAGCAAACACGCAGTGACAGCATCAAATTTGAAATCCGTTCAGTTGATGAAGATAAGGGAATCTTTGAAGGTTATGCTTCGGTTTTCGGTGTGGTTGATACTTACGGCACTGCCATCATGCGCGGTGCTTTCAATAAAACACTGAAAGAGCGCGCCGACAAAATTAAAGTCCTATGGAATCACGAAGATGATGAGCCTATCGGCAAGCCGCTTGAGATGCGAGAGGATAGTCACGGATTATTCGTTCGCGTGCAGCTCATACGTGGCATTCAACGCGCAGAGGAAACGCTTCTGCTTATGAAGGCAGGCGTTATCAATACGCTTTCAATTGGTTTTTCAGTGCCTCATGGCAAGGATAAGATTGTGGATGGCGTGCGGCAAATCAATGAGGTGAAGCTTTATGAGTTCTCGCCAGTGGTGTTTGAATCAAACGACCAAGCAACGATTGACAACGTTCGCTCCGAAAGCTTTACAGATACGTTGAAGGAATCCGAATTGCGCCGCAAGGGTTGGCTATTAACAGAGGCGTTTGAAGATACGATGGGTGACATCCTTTGGGGTGAGTCAACCATTGATGAAGCGGTGGTTCTAGCCAATGCCGCTGTGGATGACTTTGCCAAAGCATACAAGGCTTGGTTCGCAGATTACGCAAATTATCGCTCAACTGGTGAAGTGAGAAGCGTTGGCGATGCAGTCCGTCTATTTATGCGTGACAACAACATGAACAGCGTGGAAAGCCTTGCCATGAATACCACCTTAACCATCGAGGAAGCTCGCCAAGCAAAAGCAGGTAAGCTTGTTTCTTCAAAAATGGAAACGCAGTTGGGAGATTCAGTGGCGGACATTTACCGTCAAGAACGGCGTGCAGAGTTTGAAGCTCTAGCCACCCATCTTCGCAGTTCAGCAAACGCCGCTGAACGCAAACAGTTATCGGCACTTCTAAACATTCAGCCGTCAACCGACACTGGATGTAACGGAGCCGCCAAAGAGCCGCTAACGCACTCGCCTATCAGCGATTTACGCGCTGATATTAAAAAAATGACGGAGAGTCTATAATGGAAAAAGAACTAAAAGAACTCCGCACCGAGATTGCAGGTGCGTTTGAACAATTTAAGCAAGCCAACGATAAGGCAGGCGAAGAAGTACGTAAGGCAGGCGAGGCAACAGCCGAAACAACAGCGAAAGTTGATGCCATCAATGACGATATTTCAGCAATGGAAAAACGCTTGGCACAAATGGAAGCACGCGCCCAACGTCCTGAATTGGAAGGTGGCGAAGCGGTTGACCCCGAAAAAGAGCTTCGCAACTCGGCTTTTGAGAAACACATCCGTTATGGTGCAGATGCACGCGCTCGTTGCACACCCGAAGAATTGCGTGCGCTATCAAATATCGCAGCAGCAGATGGCGGTTTCTTAATCCCCGAAGATATGGAAAGTGACATCATCATGTCGGCTTCTGCTTTGGCAGGCTTCCGCCCAGTGGCTCAAGTTCGCAGAACTGGTCGCGATGCGGTTCGCTTGGCAGGTATGACTAACCCCGCAGTATCATGGGGCAAGGGAAATCTTGTTCAGTCTCCTGTGACTGGATTGAACCAAGCCAATATTGCCATTGAAGATTTGAAAACTTTGGTCTTGGTACATAACAATATCCTTGACGATGTTGAAGCTGATATTGGTGCTGAAATCACCCAAGCAGCCGCTCGCGCTATTGCAGCCGCCGAAGATGTTGGCTTTGCGGCAGGCTTAGGAGCAACTGCCGAGCAGCCAAGCGGTTTGATTCTTGATGCAGGCGTGTTGGCTCGCGCTGTACCTTCGGGCGCAGTCGGTGGCATTACGATGGATGCTATCATCGACTTGATGGCAAGCGTTGCCACATCATACCGCCGTAACGGAACGTTCATGATGAACAGCTTGACCGAAGCCGCAGTTCGTAAGTTGAAAACAACAACTGGCGAATATTTGTGGGAAGCATCTTCACAAGCTGGTGTTCCTGCGACATTGATGGGTCGCCCAGTGGCGATTGATGAAGGCATGCCAAACATCGCGACAGGCGCAGAAGCCATTGTGTTTGGTGACTTTATTGCAGGTTATCGCATTTATGACCGCACTGGCGTTACCGTGAAACGTTTGGACGAACGTTACGCAGAGCTTGATTCAACTGGTTTCATTGTGAAAAAACGTGTTGGCGGCGGCGTTGTATTGCCCGAAGCGTTCTCACCATTGACCATTGGTTAATCACTGGTTGGGCGGCTTTACGGTCGCCCTTCTTTCTAAATAAAACACAGGAGAAACATCATGCGCGTAAAATTTCTTAAAGATAAAGAATGCCACGTTGGTAACGCAGAAATCACAAGCTTCAAGAAAGGCGATGTTGCCGAAATCATTGACCGCACAGCGGAGTTGTTGATTGCCAACGAAGAAGCTGAAAAGACCAATGCTAAAGTGACCGTTGGTGAAGAAGATGCAGACAAGTAAAGTTTACATCATGCAGGCAGGCTCTTATGACCTGTTTGGAAACGGCATCCCATCAATTTGCGCGGTTGGTGAGGTTTGGGAGTGTTATTCTTCAATGGCTGCGGTTCATATTCAGGCAGGCGCAATGCGGTTTGCTACATCGCAGGAAATCACGGATGCAATGGCAGCAGGAAAGGCGCATTAAATGAGATTCTGCGCACCCGAAAAATTGACGGCATTGCTTGGGCTATCTAAAGATGCCGATAATTATCTTGGTTTGGAAGTCATTCAAGATGGCTTGCAAGCCACGATTGAAGCGTATCTGCGACGTGAGCTTGATTTGAAGGTGCGCACGGTCGATGCGTTTTTTACTGGGACTATGATTCCACTTGCAGGACTTCCAGTGCGCAGCGTGGCAAGCGTGACGCTGACGGCTCATGCAGGCGTGATTCAGGGGCTTGGGTTTGTGCAAAACCTAGTGTTGAACCCTATGGATTACATGGTGACTCCGTATGGCATAAAGCTTGTGACATACAAGGCGAACGGCAACGCCTATGCAACCATTCAATACACAGGCGGCATTGATTCGGTTGGCACACCTCCGTTGAATATTGCGAAAGCAACAGATGCAATGGATGAAGGGCTTGTTCGCGCACTTGAACAAGCATCCGTTCAACAAGTGCCTTACGAATGGGGGCGTAAAGATTCGCTTGGCGCAACGGTGGTTTCAACCGATGGCGGTGTGACGCGATACCCCGAACTTGACTTGCTCAAGAATGTAAAACGATTGCTTGAACCACACAAGCATCCATTGGGTGAATTTTACTGATGCAATCCATGCGCATAAATTCACATGGCATCGAGGCTTACTTGGGTGCAATGCCTGAAAGGATGTTCACGGTAGCAAAGGCATCTATACAGGATGCTGCCGCAAACACGCATCGGAACGTCACGCAAAACAGCGAACTACACCGAAGAACGGGTGAATTGATGCGTTCTATTCATACGCAAGTGAGTGGGAATACGCTTGCTGAACTATCAGGCTCTGTATTCTCTAAAGGTGTAAAATACGCAGCGATTCAAGAAACAGGCGGCACGGTGAGGGCAAAGCGCGCATACCGTGGCGTTCAAGGCGGCGCATATCTCAACATCCCACTTTCAGGCAACAAGACAGCGGCAGGCGTTATGCGAAAGACTGCCAAGCAAGTGTTTCAAGAAGGTGGAAATATTATCCGAAGCAGGCGCGGTAACTATATTGTTATGAGTGGCAACGGTGTTCCAATGTTTGTGTTGAAAAAGCAAGTTGATATTCCAGCGCGATTAGGTATGAGGAAAGCTGCGGATAATGAAGTCCCTTTGCTTATGAATAGGCTTCGCGAAGCCATGCAGGGGGTTATTGAATGAGCGCAGTCAACGTTATCCTTGATGCTATAGACGCACGTTTAAGAAATGCCCAAGCGATTGCTCAAGTCACTCGCGCTCGATTGACACCATTTAAGGATGGCGACCTTCCTGCCTGCAACTACTGGGTGACAACCGATTTGGTGCAATCTACCGTTCATGGCGCAGACAACCACACGCTTTCAATATCTATTGAGGCTTACGATAAAACGCGCGACAGACCTTTTGTTGATATTGCAATGGAGCTGCACGCGCTTTTAGTTGACACACTAAATAAAGAAGTTGGCGGAGTACACAGCCCCAATTTGGGCGGTATCGTTCAAGCGTTGGATATTACCGACTTCACGCCGATTGTTGGCGAGGGCGAAAAGCCGTGGTGTGGTGCGTTGATAACGTGCCAAGTGAAATATCAAACTGCGCGCAACAGCGTTAATCTACTTTAAGGAGGTGGCTTAAATGGCACTTGTGTTTAGCAATTTAGCAGAAACAAGCCTTGCCGCACCTGCACTGGTGGATGATGTTGCATTGACGGTTTCAACAGGAACTGCGACACGCTTCAAAGTATTGAATGCAGGCGAATCAGAGATGGTTGTTCTGACGGATGGTATCAACTTCGAAGTGGTTGAGGTTACAGCATGGAACGGTGATGTTGCCACAGTAACAAGAGGCGTGGGTGGGACTGCACAGGCGTGGGCAACAGGCACTATTTTCAGCGCACGAATGACGGCAGAAGTGTTTGCACGGATGGTTCAGCGTGTGGACTTGCCTGCCGCTATCACGGCGGAACTCTCTAACAATGCGACAGTGGTCGCGGCAGTTAATGCGGCAGTAGCGGCAAGCGCTGGGGGAGGCGGTTCAACATCGCCAGTTCATACAAACGTGGTTCAGATTCCCAATGGCGCAACAGTCTTTGATGCCACTACATACAACGCCGATTTAACACAGCTCCCCGATTACTTCCTCGTTGATTGGGCGAGAACTGCGGCGATTCAATTCAAACTCCCTGCGCTTGATTCATTGTTGGTTGGCGAGCTTGCGAAGATTGAATTGGTCACAACTCATTCAACGCCGTCGGGCAGTTTCCATATTGATATATCAGTGCCAGCGGGTCATTACATGAACAACACTTTAGACGGTACTGATTACATGAGTTATGCGAATTACGCAGGCTTTTATGGGTACAAAGCCGCAGATGGCACAATGCACTGGATATATTAAGAGGTTGAAACATGACGGTACTTTTAAGCAATAACGCAGAAACAACGCTGCAAGCGGCGGCACTGGCAGCCGACACCACTTTAACGGTCAAGACTGGTGATTCAGGTTTATTCAATGTGCTTGCCGCAGGGCAAACCGAGCTTATCACGCTAACAGATGGCGTGAATTATGAAGTGGTGGAAGTGACTTCATGGGCTGGCGATGTTGCCACTGTAATACGCGGTGTTGAAGGGACAAATCAGGCGTGGGGCATTGGCACTTTATTCAGCGGTCGCATTACAGCGGGGTTGATTGCTCGACTCGCTCAAACGGCTGATTTACCAACGCCTCCACCTGCAAACACCATCGGATTGAGTTCGGCTCATGTATTATTGGCAACCGACACAGCTTTCGACATGTCGCTTATTACGGCTGATGCAATGCCCGATGTTATTGCATCACCACTAGGAGCAACGAATAGCGTGAACATCACGCTCCCAATAACAACAACTGGCAACTCATACGTCCTACACTTCACAAAGCCCGACCAAACAATCTATCAGAACTTTGCTGTTCCCACAGGTGAGAAACTTGGGCTGACGTTGAACGGAACGGACTTTGCGCATCTTAGCCAAGAAACAACCGCAGTGGGTGCAAACGGATATTGGACGCTTAACTTCGCATAATACAAAAAGAAAAAGGAGATAAATCATGGCAGGTTCAAACACAGCAGACCAAGCTTTACTGGAGTATGAAGGCGGACAAAACGCCTTTGCAAATTCCGCGCTAACCAATAGCGGAGACAACACAACATTCACATCTCAAGCGCAGCAATGGAGCGGCGTAGCAGGGCATTTACCAACCGTCACACCTGACGGCTTGGCGACAGGCGGTGCAGTTTCAGCAAATGCCGCCAATGACGCGGTGGACGTTCAAGCATTGACTTGTTATTTGTCGGGTGTTTTGGTTTCAGTTGGCGCGGTTGCGTCTGTAGCCATCACACGAGGGACGGCGGCAAATCCAGTGCGTGTTTCATCCATCACCGTTGACTCGACAGGAGCGATTGCAGTTGTCGCAGGCACAGTCGGAACATCCATTGGCACACGCGGAGCAGCAGGTGGCGCACCATTGATTCCTGTAGGGTCGATTGAGATTGCACAGGTACAGCTAACAAGCGATGTGGTAGCACCGATTGCAGCCAATGAAATCTTTGCTGTAACAGGTCAACACGTTGAGCGATTTGACTATCCTTTGTTCAACATCAATTCCGAAACTGGGTCGGTGACGTTTCTTGCTCCATTGCCTGCCATCCATGTTGGCAACGTTCCAAAAAATGTGTTTGCCACGTACTCAAGCCCAATTTTTGCGCCGATTTCTTTGTCGTCTGATTTTATCCCACCTGAAAACTCGCACTCGGTTAGTTCGAAGCAGGTTTATGGGTCGACTATGGGTACAAGCTCAAGCTCATTAGGGCAGGGTTCTTTTATTGCTTACTTGCAAGACGGCGTAACAGACCCATTGATTGCCTTGAAAAATCAAAACTTGTGGTTTCGCTTTTACCCCAACAAATACAAGACCGCGCATATTTTGACGCAAGGTCTATTGGGTGTTGCTCGGACATTCCCAAGTGGCGCATCAATCCAAGCCGCCTGCACAATTTCAAGTGACGTTGCAGCGAAAGAAGTCGCATAATGAGTTTCGACAAAAATAAATTTGTCATGCAAGCGTTCCGCCCTCGCGAGGGGGCGGTTTCCGTGCCTGATATGAAAGCGTTTTTTCCTGCTGATTGCGAAGAACCAAAGTGGAAGGTTCGAGGGCTGACCGCTGACGAACTATCGCAATGCAATGAAGCAAGCGAAAAAATGAAGGGGCTTTCCACGATGGTTGATGCCATTGCAGGTGAGGATGTTGGCGACAAGGTTTCCGCCATCAAGAAAGCTTTAGGCATTGAAGTTGAAATGACCCCCGACATGGTGAAACGGCTTGAGCTTATTTGTCGAGGCTCGGTTGACGTGGATGTTGACTTGCAGCTTGCAGTCAAGATTTCCGAAGTGTTCCCGATTGAGTTTTTCGCAATTACCAATGAGATTTTATCATTGACTGGGATGGGGCAAGAACTGGGAAAATAAGCCGCTTATGGGCGAGGGTTGATATTAAAAACGCCCTCGCACTTGGGGCTGAACATAAGCGGATGTTGTACGAGTTGCGCCCCGACATATTCCCACCGTTTCTGACTGACACAGAAACAGCGTTGTGGGGTTTATTTTACGAAGAAAGGAACGCACGCAATGGCTGACATTAAAAAAACGGTTGAGGTTTTTTTTACTGCGCGAGATGAGTTCTCAAGCAATGTTGCAGGCATGGGTGACAGCTTCAAATCATTCAACCAATCGGTCGCAGGTGGAACATCCACGTTGCTCAAGTTTGAGGCAGGCGTTGCTACCGCAGGTGCAGCAATGGCGGCAACTGCAATCACGGCGGCAGGAAAGTTCCATGATTCGTTCCGTGAAATCACCACGCTTGTTGACGCTCCAAAGAAAGCCATCGCAGGGCTACGCACTGAAATTTTGAATTATGGCGCAAGTTCCACACAGTCATTGAAGGATGTCACGGACGCGACCTATTCGGCGTTATCGGCAGGCACGGATTACAAGGACATCACCGCCGCGCTTACTGGTGCTGAAAAATTGGCAGTTGCAGGCAACGCTTCAATGAATGAGTCCATCACGTTGCTTTCAGGTACAATGAACGCTTACGGGGCAGATGTTTCGCAAACGTCAAAATACAGCGACACATTTTTTCAAACTGTAAAATTAGGCGTGACCACCATCCCCGAACTTGCGGCAACATTGGCGCAGGTGACTCCAGTTTCTTCACAGCTTGGCATTGGCATCAATGAAGTCGGTGCAGCAATGGCGGACATGACTGCAAAAGGAACGCCCACCGCGCAGGCGGCAACGCAACTCAAGTCGCTATTGTTGGCATTGATCAAACCATCGTCACAATCAGCGAAAGCAATGAAAGACATGGGGCTTAATTTCTCGCTTGCTGAAATAAAAGCACATGGGTTAAGCGGCGTGCTTGACCAACTGCAAAAAGCAACTGGCGGAAGTGCGGAAAAGCTGAATTTGCTTATTCCGACTGCGGAAGGTGCAGCAGGTGCGGCACAGTTAATGGCTAACAGTGCCGAGATGTTTACGAAGAAGCTTGATGCTATCAACAACGCAGCAGGGGCGACTGATATTGCTTTCCAAAAGATGAGCGACAACTTTTCACTGCATAATCAAAAGTTGCTCAATGCGGTGAATGTGTCACTGGTCAAAATCGGAAGCGATTTATTGCCAAGCTACGGAAGCGTTGCAGATGCAGTCGCAGCGGTATTTGCAAGCTTTGGGACAGCGGTTGATAGCGGAGCTTTGAATGCTATCACAGCGCAAGTCAGCCAATGGGCAGACGGCTTGGTTGGATTCCTAAACAACGCTGCAAAAAACATCCCTGCGGCATTATCTCAAGTCGATTTTCAAGGATTCCTTGATGCTATAGGTGGCGTTGGCTCGGCACTTGGAGGGATGTTTAGCGGCGTGGATGCAGGGAGCGCGGACAATTTAACAAAGTTGATTCAAAGCGTCGTGGATGGCATGACTGGATTTGTTAAAGTTACCGAAGGCATCTTTGGCGCGCTCGGATTGCTTGCTGATGCAGTCGTTGCAGGTGTGGATGCTTGGAACTCGCTTGATTCAAGTGTGCAGGCGGCATTGGGAACAATCGGCGGTTTATCGTTGGTGTTTACTGCATTGTCGCCAGTGATTACCGCTACCACATCGGCACTAGGTTTGTTTGCCAGTGGTGCGGCGGCGGCTGAAGCATCAACAGGATTGCTTGCCGTTGCCATGAAAGGCGGACTTGTTGGCGCAGCAGGGGCGGCAGGCTTTGCGTTTGGTTCATTCATTGAAAAGAACATGGGGCAAGCATCGAAAAATGCCGTTCAAGACTTTATTGGCGTGATTGATAAAGCCACAGGCGGATTGATTTCAAGCGCAGATGCAGCGAAGGCTTACGGTAATCAACAGCCTTTTGATAAAACCACCACTGCGGCAATAGCGAACGCGGATGCTATTCAAAAGACCGCTACTGAAATGCAGGGCATGATTAAATCTTCAACCGAAGCTGGCATAAGCGAATCAGATTATGCGGCAGCAATGTTGAAGGTGTCTGAAAACGCAATTAAGAAAAACGAAAGCCTAAAAGCATCGACAGATGCCACCAACAGCGAAGCCCAAGCAACAAAAGATAACATCGCAGCATTGAAGGCAATGGGTGCGGAAATAAACACGGCTGCGGATGCAACGGCTGCGTACATAAAAGTTATCGGTTCTGACGGCTCGGTTTCATATCAGAACAACCCATTTTATGTGGCAGGTGAAGCCGCCAAAAACGCCGTGACCGAAATAAAAAAAGCAGACCAAGCGGTTATCAAGAACAAGCTTGAAGCGCAGAAGTTGCGCCTCGAATGGGATAAGCAAAGAAACCAAACGATTGTTAAAACATTAGAAATCAAATCTAAGGTTGATATTGCACAGATTAAGGCGCAGGCGCAGGAAATAACGGCGGCTTATAGCTCAATCAATAAGGGGCTGCAAACGTCCAGTGACTTGTTATCCAGTATGTTTGGGGCATTGAATAAATCATCCTCCCGTTGGAATCAATCAACGATTGAAGATGCTATTCGCAAAGAGCAAAAGATTCGCGAGCGGGAAGTGAAATCACAGGAAGAATTAAACCAATCAATCATTGATATGAATAAGGCTAAAACGGAGCGGATGTTAAACAGTGGGAATCCAGTGTTGACCGTTTCCGCACCTGATTTATCGGTTGAGTTGGAGCTTGTTTTGCTGAAAATCTTGGAAAAATTACAAA